GTAAGAAGAGACAGTGAGGTTCATTCCATGGTATGGTTTATGGACCGCGTTCACAGCTCTGATTCCAGAGCAGTAAATGTCTATTTACTGATATCCGAAAGGAGGACTGTATGCAAATTCCTAAGACAGAAATGCCTAAAAGAATGAGCAACGCGATCTGCAAACAACTTCGTGGAGCTGGACTTCCCAAGAAAGAAACACTTGAGATACTGAACCTTATCCAGAAATGGTATAGGTCAAACGGTATGGAATGGACGGTGGACAGATTGAAAGGTCTGCACCACTGGTACATAACATATCGCGCAGGATCACCTGTGATTCCAACTTGGTTCAAGCATACTAAAGATGGCCGCCCTGTCGGCGTCTATTCTGAGGTATTCAAGATGAAGAACCTCCAGCGAGCATTGGCAGTAATGTCAGTGCACACTGTATTTGTGAGCAAGAAAGTTCTTGTATCACAAGCGACTAAGGAGTTAAAAGCCTTAGCGGGTTCCGATCATGTCCATACGGGTATTGGTGGAGATCTCGGAAGAGAAATCCGCACATCGGAATGGTTCCCGTTAATCAAGGAACTTTTTCCGGTGGAGAACCACTATCATATTGGTAAGTGGATCACCAATAGACACGGTAAGCCTGAGCAAATGCGAGGGCTTGCCGACCGTAGTGTACCCAACCTTTCTATTTTATCAGGGGATAGTATCCCTTGCGGAAAGGCAAAAGTCGTATTCTCACGTTCCAAGGATTATCCAAGGAGTCGTGTGAATGCATATATCGACAGTCTGTCATCAATTCCATCACCAACGCTCGCCTATATGGTACTCACAGGAAACTGGAAGTATCTGCCGCCAGCATATGATGAGCTCATCGAGGATATGAGATCCAAAGATGGGCCGCTGTACAGCCGAGACCAGTCTATCCATGATTGTTCAACGCAGCGGTTGAGATGGCATCAAGGAAGTTCCAGTATAATAACTGGCTTTCACCTGATGATGTATGCGGTCACTTATCCGTCATACAACAAGAGAGCCTAAAGGCTAGATTTGTAGCTAATACCCATCGGGTTACTAACTACTATCTTGGCCCACTGGCCGACGAGTGGTATGATTGCCTCTCTAGAGTGCCTACCGATTGTACGTTTGAACAGAGTTCAGGCGTTCAGTATGTGCAAGGAGAATTGCGATCTGGTCACTTAATGGCTGGATCTGACCTTTCATCTGCCACTGACTTACTCGACGTAAGTGAGTGTATGGATTTAGTACAGTCTCTGTACTTCCCAGATGAATGCTCTAGAAACCTTAAGGTTACTGAGTATCCAAAGGCCAATCACAGGTATCATTTACTTGTGAACGCATCTACCGAGCATTTTATACAAGTTGCCAAAGGCAACTGGTATGCTAGAGAGAAGCTGCTTGCAGCAGGAGACAGTGTAGAAGATTCTATTGTGCACTGGAGAAGTGGTCAACCGTTAGGTTCGATTCCTTCTTTTGCAATGTTAGGTTTAACTAACAATGCATTAGGGATTGCCGCTGCTGTGCGGTATCTCAAACAGTTAGGAAACAGTGGTGTGACAGTTAGCAAAAAATTTGCAACCGAAATGCTTACTGGATTCCGAGTACAAGGTGATGATATCATCTTGCGCGCTGAGATTAGTCCGTTTTACAACGAATTAGTTGAAGCCTTTGGTGGGGAAATAAACCTCACTAAGACAATAACATCTTCGAAGTTAGCAGAGTTTGCAGGCCGGGTTATTACGCCTAGCCAGAGAGCATTGAAAAGGATCAAGTCGAAAGAGATAAACGACTTCCAATTTTTGGAGGTAGTTGATTCTCTTGGTCCTCAATCGGTTTCTTTGCTCCGTCCAATGCAACGTGATGCGTGGAGAATGTTTAAATACATTCCCGGAATTGCTGTTCCTGGACCTTTTCCACAGAATTCCCAGGGAGC